GCCACTTCCAAGCTCGCGATAACTCTTCACACCCTCGATCTGCCGCTCCTTCCTCTCAAAGGACGCATAAATAACGTTGGAGATTTCTTGTCTTCTTTGTTCCTCCACCGGATCCAAATTCTGCGCTTCAAGAATATGATCGGGTAAGCCCCTAGGAGATGATCGGCTAAAGTTGAAGCCGTTTTTGATTGTTTTTTGGCTCTCTTCGCGTCCCAAACCAATTTGGCGTGCTATGGCAACCAGCCAATCACGCATTTCAGTTTCATCGGCAAGCCCCCCAGCAACGAGTGAGCCAATCTTTAATGAAACTTCAAGCAATGTGCTATTGCGTGTCCCTTTTTGTGCACTCTCCAAAATGGCAAACTCATCTTGAATGATGTCATCAACCCATTCTTTCGCCCGTGCGTCCTCGCGCATAATAGAGCGGACAATGGGAAGCGGCATCGGCGGTGGCGCGTCCTCCCTTTCTACCTTGCCCGCGTCCAGAATATCGGCCAACCAGTCGGGGAGCGGCGGTATAGCGTCCAGATTTCCAGTAAGCACATATTTACGCCCATCTTGCAAAAGAGTGTTTGGAGCGATGACATAGCCGCCACGCCCACGCACATCTATACCAGCGGGCAGGCAGCCACGCCTATTGCCCCGCTCCTTGCCTTGCTGCTTGAAGAAGACGTGCAGCCCCTTATTGGGTGTGGTGACAGTCGGCGACTGGTCAATGTCGTGATTATGGATTTGACAAAGATGGAGGAAGGCCGCCACACCGTCATGTGCGCCATGCTGGTCGCAATCAATCACTATCAAGTTGGACTTTGCTAAATCCAAGCCAATAGCAGCGTCCGGCCACCGTGCCCACCACCGTTTAATCTGCTCTTGATCCGTTGTCGATGCGCTACTCCACTTGATGTTTTTCATAGGCCGCTTCACACCCTCTCCGCCTGATTGGCAAGGAAAGATCGAATAGCCTGCTAAGCTAAGTTTCAGCGCCGTTTCCAGATTATTCGTCACGCAATCCCCCCTTGAGCGCTTTACGATAACCAGCGATAAGACGACGGCAGAATTCAAACCATTCAGCATGATTTAATGTCGCCAGATCCGTCTTGCCAATTTGCTCAAGAAAGACGGCTGCCTCTGCACCACCACGCCCTGCCGCCAAACTCTCAATTCGGCTAAACTCGTCCTGCTTCATCTCATAGGTCGCCTTTGCTATTTGATAACAATCCGGATCATCACACAGCCACAAGATGCGCGGCTTTCTCCACCTCTGCCAGTCGGCATAACCAATGCCCACCTCGGCTCTAGCGCAAACGGCGCAGATCCCCTCCTCATGCCGATCAATCATGCGCCAATTCCTTCGCGCGAGCAAAACTACGCCCGACAATATCGTGATACTTGCCCTTTGGTCGAACGGATATCGTCGCCGGACAGGTTAACTCACCGCGGCGCACATAGGCCGCACCTGCCGTTTCAGGAAAGGGGAGTTTCCCGCCATGCGCCACCCACCATTGCCTAGCCTTTTGGCCAGCAAAACCGCCATACTCAATCGGTACCCATTCACTGTAACCACTCACCCCAGCCAGATAATTCACCCGCAGGCTGTTTGGCTTGCCCCCATAGCCGTAATGAATTTCCATTTCCCAACGGACAACCGGCAGTTTTGTTGGCGGCACTTTCTCACTGGATAAAATGCCAATCTCCGCCTCCGCTTTTGCCTCATGTTTGGGCTTTTCAACTACCGGCCACTCATGCCCACACCATTTGCAGCACCGCGCATTGATCGCCACCAGCTCCTTGCACTGCGGGCATTCCTTGGCGCGAACATCCTCAACACCAACCCGTGCCTCCCCCTTGCCACCACGCGGCGAGATGGAAACACTATCTACCGGACCATGGCGGCGAACATTACCGGCAAAATCCAGCACCAGGCAGTTTTCTTTTCCCTCCGCCAGCCTTGTGCCACGCCCCACCATTTGCACATAGAGGCCGGTGGAGAGAGTGGGTCGCAGAAGCCCGAGCAAATCCACCCGCGGCGCGTCAAAGCCGGTGGTAAGAACATTGGCATTGGTTAAAGCCTGTATCTCGCCGGCTTTAAACCGCCTTATGATACTGTCCCGCTCGCCATTTGGCATGTCGCCTATTACCGTTTCAGCCCGCACACCGGCTGCTCGCAGAGCATCGCGCACATGCAAAGCGTGATGAACACCGGCACAAAAGATCAGCCATGATTTGCGATCTGCCCCTAAAGTCATAATCTCACTAACAGCGGCGGCGGTGATTTTATCGCTGGCCATCTCAAGGCTTGATAACACAAACTCGCCACCGCGCTTTTCCACCCCCGCAACATCAATCTCACTCATGGAGGCACGGGATTTAAGCGGCGATAACCAGCCATCCTCAATGCCGCGAACAATATCATAAGAATAGACAATCTTGTCGAACAGCCGCCCCTCGCCCTCATCCAGCCGCCCACTATCGAGCCGGTAAGGCGTGGCGGTAAAGCCAATAACCCGCGCATCAGGGCAATTATTCCGCAGCCCGTTCAATAGCCGCCTATACATGCCATCATTTTTGCTGCTTACCAGATGACTTTCATCAATGATGATCAAATGCCGCTCGCCCAAGCTTCTCGGCTTCTTGAATACTGATTGGATCGAGGCAGAGACAATGCGGCTATAGCAGTCACGCTTGTTTAATCCTGCCGAATAAATGCCTGCTGGTGCTTGCGGCCATAGTTTTTTCAGCGCGGTGAAATTCTGCTCCACCAGCTCCTTAACATGGGTTATCATCAAAATCCGCATGCTCGGATATAGCTCTAAGCAAATGTTCACCAGCTTAGCTATGACCACGCTCTTGCCGGTACCGGTTGCCATCTCGACCAGCGGATTGCCACCACCTTGTTCCCAATAATCAAAGACCGCCTTTAACGCCTCTTCCTGATAGGGTCTTAGGACGATCATCGTGAGCCTCCATCAACCCACAGGCTGCCGTCACGCATCCGGTAGGTGACGGTCTCGGCTTCCTCATCAACATCAATCTGCTCGCCATTCACAAGAGCTGGCAAGAAGAGATGTTGCGGGCAACCCTGTTGCTGCTCATCATAGGACAATAACTTGTCATGACGCTCGCAATGCCAGCCCCCATCCTCCACCGGCGTTGAATATAAGCAGGTGCGGCAGTTATATTCTCCCCTCTCCTCCTCATGACAGACACCATAGAACGGGCAGCGGAAAGCCTTGCATAGAAAATAATCTGGCTTGTCTGAAACACGTGGCGGCGCGCCGACGGCTGTGATGATCCTCTCTGCCTTTGCCAACAGCGCCGCCGCATGGGTAGCATCATAATGAATACGCTCCCCATAAAGCGCATCATTATCCTTGCACTTTGCTAGATAGTAGCCGCGGGCTAAGCCCATCAGATGCATATAGCTCTGCATCTGATCGACATGCTCAGGCTTGGCAATGGCAACACCATGCTTTAGCAACTGCTCAAAGCTTTTGGCATTATGGGTTTTGCACTCGAGCAAATGCGGCGTTTTTGGAGCCTCACGCAGCCCCTCAACAACCCCATCGATATAACCCTTGAAATGGCCGTTTAACGCCAGCACCTTCCATTGCCGCCCTGTGGTTGGATCAATGTCATGAACGACACAACCGGCATCGCGCAGCCAGCCAACCACCCGCGCCTCTTCTATATGGCCGGTTTCAAACAGCCGCAGCATCCGACCATCGAAGTTTTCAGGTGCTGCCGCCCAACGAAAGCGATACCATAGATACCGCTCGCATTTATGGCCGATGGTTGAACCGCCAATCGTCGCAGAAAGATAAGGCTGTGATTTATCCTCAACTGCCCTATCTATCGCCTCAAGGGTTTGGTTCCTAAGTGGTGGGATGGCAACCATGTCACCACTCCCCCTCTCAAGCCTCTAACCTGCGCTCTTCCAGCCGGATGCTTGTGAAAGAAGTCTTAGGATTGCGATATTTTTCAATATCAATACCATCTTCCCACATTTGCTTGGTGTCGATACTGCCTGCCCGCTCACTTACCACCTTTGTGGCGATATATTCATCACCGCCAAGGCTGTCTCGAGATCCCATCAGCCTACTGATTTGCTCCTTTAATTCACTCTCCTCGAATTTTAGATAAGCGATCTGGTCACGCACATCGGCAAGCCTGTCGACAATATGGCGATTATCTTGAACATGTTCCTGAACTTGTTCTTTGCCCTTGAAAGGCACGATTTTATCTGTCATGGTTACGCATCCTCGTACAATGTTGTTGAAGTGATTCTTTAATGTTGTGAGGGAGTGGGCGAGGGAGATCAGCTGCTAACCTTTGTCCCTCGCCCAGCCTGTTTAAAAAGGCACGTCATCATCCAATGATGCATCCGCTGTAACAGGCTGCCCCCATGGCCGTGTTGATGCAGGAGCATTAGCCCCGGCTTGGGATGCCACAAAGTTTTGCCTTGGCGCGCTCGCACTCTGCCCGTCACTGCCCGCCTTCTTCACCGCCTTGATTTCATTGCGCGGGTCATATTCTTTGTTTTTGTCCTGTGTTATCGCCAGCCTGATCGTGCAAGGGATATACAGCAGCTCGTCTGTATCTCGCGGCGTTTCCTTGCCCGTTGCCTTTCTGATCTGGGCAAATTGAGAATTAGCAATCTCTATCACCTTGGCATTATTGTTCATATTCTGCCCCCACAGATTAAGACGCTGGAACACCAGACGGCCTTTATATTGCCCTTCAGTGATTTGCCATGTGAGAGCCAAGCAGTCACCATAATCATTCCTGCTTGAGACCTCCTGTTTTTTTGCATCAATAATCTGCGCCTGATATGTGCCCGCCGGTATCAGCTCAAAGCTATCCGGCTCGGCACTTTCATCATAATATCCACTAAGATTAACAGCCATCACGCGGCCTCCTTCTCTGCATTCCCTGTTCGCGGTGAACCGCTCACCGCCTCTTGTTCGTTCGTTTTACTTGTTTTATTCTGTGCCTGATTTTGTGTAAAAAAATGGGATAGGGCAGCAAAGCCCGCCCCCTTGTCATAGCGCAGTGTCGCTGGCATATTGTAACGGTTCTTGGCCGTATAGGCTGGGCGTCCTTGCGCATGAATGAGGATGACATTGCTCCCCGTTGCCCGTGAGCGCTCCTTGTTAAAGCCTACCTCCTCGGTCTCAACATTAACCGGCTGCTTAAGCAGCAAGATCGCATCCATATCCCGCTCAATAAGGCCGACTGATTTAGCATGCAGATCAATTGTATAACGGTCATAGGAAACCGTTTCAGGGTCATCGAAGCGGGCAATGGTTGAATGGGCAATCAGTACCACGCCTAAGCCCTTATGATTGCGCAGCGCATTAATGCCATCGACAAACTCCTGCCAGACACGGCCAGCATAGACATAACCCTTGCCATAGCCGAAATCCTCAATATGCGCCTTGGCATTGCCCTTCTCATCACCACGCCGACAGGTCTCGGCAAAAATCAGCCGCTGCAATTCTGAAACACTATCAATAACAAGGGTTTTAAAATCATGCTTCTCACTGTAGAGCGCGGTGAGCGCCTCCATCAACTGATTGAAATCCTCAATCTTGCCAAATGAAGTGAGTTCCAGATCGCTTGGTGTCCCATCCTCGATTTGCAAGAATACTGGATCGGGAAATTCTGAAGCCAGCGTGGT